TATAGTCTTGCAGTCAGTGGTGGTGCTGTGTTAGCCAAACACGCTTATAATGTACAGATGAACAACAACGGTACTCGTACTGATAATAGTGCTGGTATTACCATGATGTCAAACGATATTACCACAGGCTTTAGCACTGCTGTAGTTGTTGCCACAATAAAAAATACCTACAATGCCACGTTTATCCGTGGTACTATTGATGTTACTACTGGTGGCAATGTTAACTTTATGATAACTCTAAGCAAGGCAGTATCAGCATTATCAATACCCCAATTGAGCTATGTTACACTAGTACCAGTAGGTGCTATTGGTGCTAATACTGCGGCAGGTACTTGGGCTTAAGGTAAATACACATATGAAAGCAAGAGAACTCTTAACTGAAGGCTTAGAAAAGAAAGAAACGTACTCGATTCTACACGACTTTGTTAGATTCGCGGCTGAACATTTAGAGCTTAAAAAACTACCAAAGTTTGAATTCATGTTTGATTCAAAGCGTAGTTTAGAACACAAGAGCTTTGGCGGCTATATGCCAGGCGACGAACATATTACTGTCACGGTAAAGAATCGCCACATAATGGACGTATGTCGCACACTAGCACACGAGCTAGTCCATTTCAAACAAGACCTACACGAACAACTAAACGATGAAGGCGCTGGAGCTACGGGTAGTCCACAGGAAAATGAAGCTAACGCAGAAGCCGCGGTTATTATGCGTAACTGGGGCAAACAGCATCCTGAATTGTTTAACGAAGAAAGTATAGGTTAATTATACTCGTACGGCGTACTTGGATGCCCGTAGTCCACGGGAATATCTCCCTTAAAGTTATCATAATCTTGGTAGTAGCCTTCGTTAGGCTTTAACTCTCTCCAATCATCGTATTTGATCTTAGCCAACAACACTTCGTTTTTGCTGAGTAAATCACAGACAATAAACGAACTAGCACAAGCACCCCGAATAGTTTTAATAGGTGCGTGTTTGTATTCATTAGCCAATAGAGCTTTATGCATAGCACAGCCATACGGAGCCATGATGCGAACAATGCCTAGCTTTTGATTTCTTAAACGGAACTTGTCGTAGATATTAAGTTCTGTTAGTGTAGCTTCGTTGTTGTCGTTAATACGCATGAGTACGTTCTTAACTTTGATGCTACCTTTAGTAGACGGATTGTCTGGTGTTTCCTTAGTGCTCCAAGGTAGCTGACAGTCTACATGATTGACATACAATGTCTCCCCATGAAATTTTAAGACCCACATAGGAATGGTCTGATCTTCTAAGTGTTTTTTATTAAAATGGAACACTACGTCCTTACATGCATATTCAATCTATTTCATTTTAAAACTCCTTTAGTTGTGAAATATCTTTGTGTTTAACAATTATAATATTATTTAACTTATTGTCAAACTTAATTGGTAAATCTGAGTGAATTAGGATATGATCCTTTTCTCTGTCAGCAACAACCATTCCTATAAAAGGAATCTTATTCCAGTGCCCAAATACACGAGTACCGTTTTCCCATTTAGGTCTATATTGAGGTTGCTTTTCAAACCACTCACTCAGATTTCCCATGTTACTTCCTTATGCGAGTAATTATTATATAAGTTTCTAATGCTGTTTCCTAGTCTATTGATAAATACATTTATGAAAATAATGCCATATGTCTATAAATTAACTCACAAAGTAACTGGAGAGTTCTACATAGGAGTTCGATACGGAAACAAATATCCAGCAGAACTTGACTTAGGGAAACGATACTGGACTTCTTCTAAAATTGTTAAACCAAAATTTGACGAGTTTAACTACGAAATCTTAAAAGAATTTGACAACAGTAAATCTGCTATAGATTACGAAAAAAATTTAATAGAAGAAAACTGGAATGATCCTCTTATACTAAACAAGGCAATAGTCCAAAGCGATAAATGGAGATGCTTGGGACATACAGAAGAAACAAGAAAAAAGATGTCAGCATCTAAAAAAGGAAAACCTCCTAATAACAAAGGTAAGAAATTAAGTGAAGAAACTAAAAAGAAGATTAGTGAAAAATCCTCGTTATATAGACATTCTGAAAAATCTATAGAAAAAATACGTCAGAAGTCTATGGGAAATAAAAGGGGGTTGGGAAATAAGAGTAGGACTGGACAGAAGCAGTCCGAAATTGAAAAACAAAATAGAAAACTATCTCAACCTGTAAATCCGTTTAAGGGCAAACATCATTCAGACGAGTGGAAGAAGCAACGACAACAAGTGTTATCGTTGCAACCTTTAAAACATTGCCCGTATTGTAATGGTGAATTTAAACCATCACCTTATACAAAATTCCATGGGGACAAGTGTAAATCACGCATAAATGGTTAAGTGGGTGCCGCATTCAACGCAGAACTTGGCAGTAGCCTTATTCTGTGTGCCGCATGTCACACATTTTGGCTTGTGTTTAACCGTAACAGCTCGTTCAATAGGTTTATTGTCGCCTAAGTCTCCTACAAGTTTTAGCACAATGTTATGTTTTTGTAAATCTAACATACCAATTGTAGTTTCTGCAAATGTTTGTGTTGACTTACTACCTGGAACAGTAATGCCTGTTTCGTTTTTAAAACTAGCCCCACTTGCTGTTACATTGAAACTATTAAGGCTAGCGTTAGTAGTAGAGTAAGTAGCACCCATTGGACTTGCCCAATCTCCTGTACTACCACTAATACCTCTAGTAAGCGTACTCGAAGTCCAAGTTGGAATATTGAGAACAGGGCGTGGAATTTCAAATTGGTATTCAATACGCAATAAGCCGTCTTCTAGTTTGATACCACGTGGGCCATCTTCAATTGCCTGTGTACGTTCAATAAACTTGAACTTGTTGCCTTCTGTAAGGTTGCCGTTCTTAATCCAACGCTCGAGGTCAATACTCTGACCTGGGTTTATAACCAATCCGCCAGGAACGGCATTCTCGCCATCAATGAATACATTGACAAGGGCGCGAACTGTATTAAGATTTTTGATTAGAATGCTATACTCGCTTGCAAACGGAATATAGACTGTGTCCTTGAATTCACGGAGCACTTTGCCTTTTGATTTGATAGAGGCTACTAGTTTTTGATTAAACATCATGGTTCTTCCTTTTTACGGTACACACTCTAAGTACCTAGTTATTAAAGAGTGTTAGTTGTGGACCATCCACAAAATTATTTATATCTGAATCTGGTGCGCTATGCGAGAATCGAACTCGCGACACAAGAGGTTTAGAAGCTCCGGTTCTGCCATTGAACTAATAGCGCATGTCCTTATTATACGGTCAAAACAAAAGGCCCGTCTAGGCCTTTTGAGTGGATGTAACGCTTACCTTGCGAAAAAGCTATGCTTACTTCTTAGTTCCGCTATTTACAAAACTATAGAACTTTTCGGCCGCTTCCAATACCTTGTCCATTCCTGGATACTCTGGCATTGTAACTGAGCTAACAAGTTGTCCTGTCTTCTCATCACGTGTTGCTGTGATTTCCCAACCTGCATACTTGTACTTGTACTCTTGTTCAATATGTTCTTTAGCCATTGCTAGAACATCTGCACGGATCTCATATCCGTTCTTGTTAAACTTAACTTCTGGTAGTTTTGGAGTAAAATCAGACATTATTTTGCTCCCTTGTTTGGGTACATTAATGCTGTAGTATTCTTAGTAAATGCTGTAGCAATAGCCAGACATGCTTCTACTGAAGTCTTAGTAGCGGCCGCTTGTGCGTCGATTAGTTTGACCAGTTCTTTTTTGAAAGCTTCATCTTTGATGAATGTTTCTACGAACTGCTTTTTTGCACCTTGAACGGTGTCGATTAATTGATTATGAATAAACATTGTAATATCTCCTGTGTGTAATGTTTGTGTGTAACAGCATTTCTGCTGTCTAGTATTTATTATATACTAATTATTTTAACATAGCAAATGGTCTGGCAAAACGCTTGCCTAGATAATCTGCCACTGCTAAATTGCTATCTGTTGCTTCTGTTAGGTATGTAGTGATATTAGGGCTATCTAGCTCTATATCAGCCATTGTTTCACCTTGTTCACTATGTATGTGTATACCGTGCTTTAAACACAAATGCTTGATGGCCGCATTGGTACTTAAACACACCATACAGCCTTTGAGCTTGCCATGTATGCGACACCATTGTATAGCACGTTTCATTAGACTACTGCCCATGCCCTGCCCTTGATAGCCTTTGAGCACACTAAATGCTAGCTCAAGTTCTTCTTGGTCAGACACATGCCCTATGGCAATAAAATCTAAGTCATCGTTTTCAATAGCAAATAGTATGTTTTTCTCAGGTTCAGCTTCGAACTGATCACATAGCTTGTCTATCATTTCATCTTTGATTTGATAGCCAAAGCGTAGATACTTGCTAGCATCGTCTAATGCTTTCAAGTGCTTGCGGTACTTGTAATACTCGTGTGGTAACACCCTACGAACTGCTGTGTATGGCATACTACTCTGCTTTTAGCTTATATATAGCCTGTGCTGATTTGTAGTCACCCATACGGGCAAAGTGTGCGGCCGCTTTTGCTTGGCCAATGCTATGGAAAAAGCTCCATACTGCTTGTTTGAAGTTTTTCATTGTGCAATCACCAAGTAAACAACAATAGCTACAACTAGCCATGATGCGATTTTAGGACCTAGTTCAGATTTCTCCATTCGAATAATAAGATCCATCATATTAGAATCCCCTTGCCCAAATGTAGGTGTCGGTATTTTTTGAATGGTACTCGCGAGTCAAACGATCTACATCGCCTGCGTTTTGTGGGTTATTACTAACAATGTAGTATTCTAATCCACTGCCGTAAGTTTGTGGCTTACTAAATTGATTTCCTAGGTTTTTGACCCAGTTTGATATGGTTTTTAACATTTTGTGTTCCTTTTATGTGTATATGTGTAATATCAGTAGAAACGTTATCATGGTTTCTACTGAGTATTTATGCAAGTATACATTACAAAAATATTAATATCAACCTTCTTGATTTACTTTTAAACAAATGTTACAATCAAATAAATATAATGAAAGAGATTATAATATGCGTAAAAGCACCCGTAGTATTTTACAAGAACTAAGCGATTTGGGCGTTAGTCGAGACACCGATTTAATTATCGAAAGTCGAGGCTCAAATGTCATCGATAGTGCTATCAATTTATTAACTTTAATCCGTGAAAACTACGACGTTGAAACTGCGGCTGAACTAGAGCGCCGTTTTATTAATAGTATACGCACCGGTGATAATACCAAATTTAAGCGCGGCATCAAGCGTATCCAAGAAGGTAAGCAACAATGAGTAAAAATGCTCTAAAGAGCTTGGGTATTGGGACCTTTGATGATCCAGGTTTCACACCTACTAAGGGTGTTATTATTGACGTTCCTAAAGATCAGTACGTTGAACTTAAACGTCAAGTTCAAGCATACCTACATAGCCTAGGCGACACAGGCTTTTGGAAAGCAGGCGGTGGCGGTAGCTTTGACCCAGAACATCCTGACCAAATGGAAACCAATCCCGATACAGGTAAACCTTACGGCACTACTAAAGAAGTCAGTGGCGATATCGATGTATTCATGGACAGTGATTTAATCAAGAAAAAGCTAGGCTTAGATCCTAAACTAAGTGATGTTGATGTTAAGAACGCTGTACTGCAACATAATCAAAAACACTACCCATGCACTAAAGGCGGCAATGGTACACACCTAGCATGGCCTGCTCCTGGTAAAACTAAAGGCTTGCCCAACTATTATCAAATAGACTTGATGATTATGAAGAACGCACACCAAATTGGTGAGCATCATATGCACAGCTATCGTCATAAGAACAGTCCTTACAAGGGTGTTGATCAACAGTTGGCTATGAGCAGTTTAATTAACAGCCATCCAGACTATGAGCCTAAAGAACTACAGTATCATGGCTTTGGCGGTAAGGTACAGCATCGTGCTAGCAAACAAGTACTAAGCCCGGATAATAAAGAATACACAGATGTTATTCACTCAGCTGAACTAGCTTTAGGACCAGGCGCTACATGGCGCAATATCTCTAGCGTTGAAGATATTATCAAATGGTTTGAAAAAGAAGGCGGTATTGATCACCCACGTTTAGCACAGTTAAAAGCAGATCTTGAGCGTAAGAAAGAAGAAATGACTAAGAAAAAGCTCAAAGAAGGCACTGCTGACTGGTTTAAACATATCTCCCAAAATTTAACCTAATAAAGCCCAATTTTTATATTTGGGCTAAATAAAAGTACAAAGGCACACAGAGTCGTGTGCTTAAGATGACAATAGAGGAGATTATTATGCCATCATTATACGGAACAACAGTAGCAAACAATTACGGTCGTATGACCGCACAACAAACTTACGGCGTTGGCGCAAAGTTTTCAAACTTTGGTACACGTCAGTATCGTTTGATCAAAGTAGTAGCAACAGCTTCTGACGGTACAACAGCAGTTGACTTTACAGATGCTTCAGCAACAGCATTGAGCGATTTCAGCAAAGCAGTTCGCGCTATCCAAACAGTTGCAGAAATTAACCAAATTTTCACACCAGGTACAGCAGGTTTCTTAGTTATGATTTCTGCAGATACAGTTAACGATATCGACAGCGGTAACGGTGGACAAGCTGGTGAAGCTGGTACATACGGTTATGGTGTTTTAGAAGCGGCTATCAAAGCGGCTCTAGCTAAAGGCGGTTCAGCTACAGTGGCAGTTACAACAGTTGACGTTAACTCAACAGGTACAGTTTTAGCTTAATAGTTAAATTTCTCAGGGATGGGAAGACTAAGCCTACTTTTATAGTAGGCTTTTTTACGACTGTTAAATATAGGCATGGAATATAAACTGTACACATTAGTAGACATTACCCACACTGGGCAGTATCGTAACGAGCCAGGTAAGCAAAAAGAACGTTGGCAAGAGCAAAACTTTAATACTGTACTACAAACGCTAGGTATTAGAAGTAATGTAACCTTTAAACAAAGCCCTAACATGATTGAAGTAGCCGGCCGTCTTGTTGGATTTGATACTGATGAAATTATACGTGTGTGGCGCTTTGATTTTTACACAGAATTAGATCAAGTTTACGAATTAAACGGCGATCCAGTCGGACTACTAAAAGAGGACTTTTTTCTAGTGCCCTATATCAAAGGACTTAATGAAGCTATGGAACAAGAGTACGCTGTGTTCAACACAGACGACCCGGGCTGTAATATTGTTTTTCACGCCAAAGTATAAATACTTCTAGAAGGCTCAAACATTAGGCAAATTAATCATACACTAAGCAACGTGCTTAGACACATTAATTGAGGATTCAGCCAATGGCTACAGTAGCAGAGCGAGTAAGCGTACTAGAAACGAAAGTTGATAATTTTAACGAAAAACTAGATGATGTCAAACAAGACATTACCGCTAACCACACATCTTTAGTTGATACACTAAAAGATATGCGTGAAGAATCCACTAAACAGCACAACGAACTAGCTGGCAAAGTAAAAGACCTACAGTCTGTTAAAGACAAGTGGATGATGTATGGCATGCTAGCACTAGCATTTGCGGCCGGAGCTGGTTGGATACACGCTACTAACATCAAAGACCTAATTAAGTTAATCGGCCTATAATTCAGTTAAATACTGAATGCTGATAACAGAATTCGTCCAATCCGTACATTACAATAAAGAGCTTAATCCTAAACTATGGAGTAACAGTATACTCCGTAGAGAAGTGCGCACCAAGCTACTTAACATAGCACAAGACTTTGTTAAGTTTATTGCTATTCCTAACATCAATTTAAAAGACATAACCATCAGTGGTAGTAACGCTAGCTATGGCTACGGCGAGCACAGCGATTTGGATCTGCATCTAGTTGTTACTATGCCAGACAATCCTGTCGTACGTGAATTATTTGATGCCAAAAAGAACAACTATAATTACAAACACCAAATTAAGATAGAAGGCATTGATGTAGAAGTCTATGTACAAGATGAAGCACAGCCGCATCATAGTGCTGGAATTTATAGCGTTCTAGATAACATATGGTTAAGCAAGCCTACCCACAAAGTTCCTAAGATTACAGATCGCGAAGTACGTTTAAAAGCACGTGGCTACAGCAGTTTAGTTAATAAAGCATTGAAGTCAGATGACTTAAATACAGTACAAGAGATAATGAAAGATCTAAAGCGTCTACGTCAAACTGGGTTAGATGTAGGTGGTGAGTTCAGCGTTGAAAACCTAGCGTATAAACTATTACGCTCACGTGGACAGATTGATAAATTACATAGACATTTACAACGATTAAAAGATACTCAATTGAGTTTGGAGAATAGGTAATGAAAGTAAAACAAATTATTGGTGAAGACGGCGTAGGCGGCCCAAGTAACCAAGGCCCTCAAGGATTTGGCGACAAAACACAAAAGTATGATGTTGTTGCTAATAAAAATCCAAACATGGATCCTAATGCTCCAAAGACATTTACAGTTGTTCCGCACGGAGTTACTCCAAGTACAAACGGACAACCTGTACCAGGACAAATGACATTACCACAAGATGCCATTGACTTTACAGATCCAAACAATCCTAAAATTGATCCAACTAAGATGGGCGGACAATCTAGCCCGTTAGATAGAAACCCTAATGATCTAGACGGCAAGACATTGGCACTAGGTGAAGAACCAAATGAAGATCAACTAAGCACACCACAAGCAGGACAACGTACAGCAGGCGAGCCATTAGCACAGCCAGATGTAAAAAATACAATTACGCCAGTAATGAAAGGCGGCCGATTACTAGCATCCGATGGCAATGTTATTGAGCCTGCCAGCAGAGAAATTGACCAGCAGTATGTACAGGATCCTGTTAACGCTACTAACCAACTAGGTTATATTAAAGTTAATGGTAAAATGTATATGACATTAAACACTGGCCATAAATGGAAAGTTAGTCCATCAGTGTTCAAAATGATTTCATCTAGTCAGCCACTTCAACAAGAAGAGCAAGGCGGCCCATCTGGATTATCACGTATCGCACACTTGGCAGGCATTCGATGAAAGTAAACGAACTACTTGGTGAGTTTGGAGTCTTCACTACAAATGAAGAAGCCGCCATACTTGCCAAGTTAAAGAAACCTGTACCACTAAACAGTCTAAACGAAACAGAACGTTTCAGGATCGAGGCCTTGATCCGTAAAAGTCTGGTAACTAAGATTGGTATCGATAATCCAAGAGTAGTTGCAAATGACCAAAACCAAACACCACTTTAAAAAGAAACAGTCCGCTAAACAAAAGGCAGTACCTAAGCCTAATGTAGAAAAGCTGGCTGAAACGTTTGAGATAGATTTTAAAAAAATCGTACCATTAATACCATTGCCCGACGGTAGTGTTGTTTACAAGGATTATATTGCTAAACAAAACAAAGACGGACGTTGGGTATTACATAAGAAGAATACGCTAGGAACGCATGGCGAATTTAACTTAAAAACAAGTGCATTGATAGCGGCCAAGGCTCTGTCTGTAGTGCATCTTGAAAAATACAATGAAATTAAGATGTTAGATACACGTTATTGGGCAAACCACTATACAGTGCAAGTTTGCAAAAAACACTTACCTAACATTAAGGATTTTGACCATTATATGATTATGTTGAACAAATACGAACACAGCACGTGGCTAGAGGAGCATTGTAAGGAAGAAATTTCTAAGATGTTTCGCTGGAGTTTTGTATAAATACAACATGATAGCTTAGGATACTACCATGCAAATTAGAGATCTTTCTCAACCAATTACAAGTAAAAAACTTAACGAAAATATGGCTAAAACCATAGGCGTTAAATTAAATTTAGATCAGTTTACAGATCAACAACTTCACGACGCCCAAAACAAACTACGCACAGAAATGAGCCAGTTTGAAGTAAGCGAAAGTTTTGATAGTGTTAGCGCAAGCCCACAGTATCAAAAAACACGTATGTTACACGATGTTATCACTGCTGAAATTATCGAGCGTGATCAAGCAACAGTTGAAGAAGGTGCTAAGGTAGACCGTTTTGTAGGATACGTTGAAAAGAGCGAAGAGAAAGCTGGTAAATCTAAGAAAGACGCAAAGAATATTGCATGGGCAACTGCCAACAAACGTGGCATGTTGGATAACAAAAACCATAAAAAGGCAGAGGAATCTATGGAACACGGTAAAGACATTTACTTGGCAAAATTAGCTGTTAAGGCTAAAGAACATGCGGTGCCAACTAATTGGATTGCTTCAGCAATCAAACGCATTGAATTAAACGAAAGCACACAAGAAGAATTATCAGCTGAACTAGTAACACGATACGACCTAAACGAAAGCGTAGCTAATCAAATTGTTTATCTATCAGAAGGCGAAGAAGAAAAAGCTAAAATCATTATGTCTACAAAAGACATGGTTGATCGCGTAACAGGTTGGTTAGACGATGTCTCCGAAATGCGTGCCGAACAACTATTACAGTTAATTGACTCTATAAGAGCAGAACAAGGCGCACAAACAGCCGAGCAATATACACAGGCCGTTCGTCCAGCATTAGATGAAATTTATTCAGCATTAGAAAAAACTAGAGGTCATTTACATTCAGCATTAAGCGTTGTGTCAGGTGTTGACCAAGGCGAGATGATGGGTGAACCAGGCGGTATGGGCGGTGCAGGCGCAGACATGGGCGGTGCAGACATGGGTAGTGCAGGCGCAGACTTAGGTGCTGAGCCAGGCATGGACGCAGGCATGGAAGGTGGAGACGAAACAGCTCCTCCAATGGGACGTGAAGTACGCGAAAGTGTTGCTTACAGTCGCAAATTAGGCCAACTACTAGCATCAAAAAAAAAGTAATTAGAGAGTCCGAAGATATTTCGGACCCTTTAATTCAAGCTATCATGGCCATCAAGGCCTCAAATCCTCATAGCTCACAAGTTCCAGCAAGTTGGGACACACTCAGTCAAGAAATGGGCGACGGCGGTAACATGAATTACGATATGTTTGCCGCTCGTTGGGAAGCTGAAGACAACGAACAAGATCCAAAAGCAAAAGTACTTCATAACCTTGTCCATGACTTTGACAAAAATCGTGTAATTATTAAAGTACACGGTGATCAACCAAAAGTAGATAACAAAAACGCCAAGTCAGTACTAGATACAACAGCTGAACACGGCGCAGACAACACGTCTTTGGCTTAATTAATTGTTGACACATAGGGCAAGTGGCTATATACTTGTCCTATGACTCTACTCACCGAAAGATATAACTACGTACCCTTTAGCAGGGAAAGCGTAGAAGGCAAGCGTTTATATGCCACTCCAGACGGATCAAAACTTCCTTCCGTAACAACAATATTAGATAAAACTAAACCATTTGAAAAGGTGCAGGCCTTACTTAATTGGAAAAAAGCTGTTGGCGAAAAGAAAGCACAAGAAATCGTTACAGAAGCCGCAAGTCGCGGTACTCGTATGCACAAATACCTTGAAGACTATATTACACAAGGTACACTGAACGATCCAGGATCTAATCCCTACTCAGTACAAAGCCACAAGATGGCTCGTCATATTATCGAAAACGGACTTAAGAACGTTACAGAAGTATGGGGAGTAGAAGTGCCCTTGTACTATCCAGGATTATATGCAGGAACTACTGACTGCGTAGGCGTACATTTAGCTGATCCTGCAATCATGGACCATAAGCA